TAAGTAACGTAGACGAATTTGACAGTGTAGTTATTCCAGATAAGACACAGTATAGAATATTTTTCTCTGATGCAAATATTACAAGGGGAAATACTAAAGGTCTTATTGCAGTACGTAAGGGTGATACATACGAGTATTCTGACTTACGTGGTATAGCACCTAGTTCTACAGACTTTGTACACGTACAGGGTGAAACTATTGTACTGCATGGCGGTTTTGATGGCTACGTGTATCGCCAAGAACAAGGCCAAGACTTTGATGGTAACAATGTAACAGGTAAGTATCGTTCACCTGATTTGACTATGGGTGATGCGGGTATCCGTAAATCGTTTCAGCGTGTAATTCTAAACTATGCACCTGAAGCTGCAGTGAATGCAGATTTGTTTGTAAGGTATGATTATGAATCACCTAATGTACCTAGACCTGCAGCATATCCATTTGATACTACAACAGCGGTAGCTATTTATGGTTCGTCTGTCTTCGGTGTTGCTACATATGGTGGTCAGTCAAACCCATTGGTTAGACAGCCAATTGAAGGTTCAGGATTTGCGGTAGCACTTCGTGTTAATGATAGGGGTACGTCAGCCCCTTACTCGCTGAAAGGTTTTCAGTTAGAGTTTGAAGCGGCGGCAAGGAGATAAAATATGGCAAGTTATACTAGACAGTCCTCGTTTGCTGATGGCGATATTATCCAAGCATCAGACTTTAACGATGAATTTAATCAGCTAGTAAATGCTTTTGCAAACACGTCAGGCCACTCACACGATGGTAGTGCAGGTGAAGGTCCAGTCATTGGTTTGATTGGAGACCCCGGTGTTGCTACGCCCCTAAACAAAGTTGTAGTGGATGACACAAATAATCAGGTTGAGTTTAACATTGATGTGTCAGGCACATCGACAGAACAGTTTGTGGTTAAGGATGGTATTATTGAGCCTACTACAAACAACGACATTGATTTAGGTTCATCTTCTAAACAATTTAAAGATGGTCATTTTGCTGGAACCTTGAATGTTGGTGGTGTGGCTGTTGGCGGCGGTTCTTCTATAGGAACAATTCTTGATGAAGACGATATGTCTTCTAATAGTGCCACAGCCCTTGCTACACAGCAATCTATCAAAGCCTATGTAGACACACAACTCACTGCTGAAGACTTAGACTTTCAGGCAGACACAGGCGGTGCATTAAGTATTGACCTAGATAGTGAAACACTTACTTTTACTGGCGGCACTGGTATTGATACTAGCGGTTCTGGTAATGCTGTTACATTTGCTATTGATAGCACAGTTGCTACTCTAACAGGAACACAAGCACTTACTAATAAAACAATTGATGTAGACAGCAATACTGTATCTAATGTAGAGGTAGACAACTTTAAAGCTACAGCAATTGTGACTGAAGCTGAAGGTCTTGCTTCTAGCGATAACGATACTAGCCTACCTACCACTGCTGCTGTTGTTGACTATGTGGCTGCACAGATTACTGCAGAAGACTTAGATGTAGCGGCAGATACAGGTACAGCGGCTGTTGATTTAGATAGTCAATCTCTTACACTTACTGGTGGTACAGGTATTGATACATCTGCCACAGGACAGGCAGTAACCTTTGCTATTGATAGCACAGTAGCTACTCTTACAGGCGCACAAACACTAACAAATAAAACATTGACAAGTGCTGTATTAAACGGTACAATAAGTGGAACTTCTATTAAAGATGAAGATGCAATGACATCTGATTCTGCAGACCACCTAGCTACTCAGCAGTCAATTAAAGCCTACGTTGATTCACAAACAGCGGGGCTAGGTGCGGGTGATATAACTGCAGTAGTTGCTGGTGATGGATTAACAGGAGGAGCAACTTCAGGTTCTGCTACTCTTAATGTAGTAGGTGGTACTGGTATTACTGCTAATGCTAACGACATTGCTATTGACAGCACTGTAGCTACACTCACAGGTACACAGACACTTACAAATAAAACATTAACATCTGCCGTACTAAACACAGGTGTTAGTGGTACTGCTGTACTTGACGAAGATAACATGGCTTCTGATAGTGCTACGCAGCTTGCTACACAACAGTCAATTAAAGCGTATGTAGATGCACAAGTAACTGCAGGTGCAGGTATAGCTAATGTAGTAGAGGATACTACACCGCAACTTGGTGGTGCATTAGACACAAACGGAAACAATATTACCTTTGCAGATGATGATGCTGCAGTGTTTGGTGCTGACAGTGACTTAACTATTGTACATGACAGCGGTGCTAACAGCAATATATTTAAAGCAGACAATTATGCATTTCGCAACAAGGCGAATGGCAATCTTACATTTGATATGTCGCCGGGTGCAACTAAATCCGCAAAGTTGTATTATCAAGGAAGCGAAAAACTAGCCATACGTACTACTGGTGTTTTAGTTACAGGTACTTTAGCTGCCACCGCAGTAACTGGTGATGGTTCTGGTCTTACCAATTTACCAGAATCAGGTGATGGCGGTATTGCAATGGCAATTGCACTAGGATAACAAAAAGTACTTGACAAACCCTGTCAGTTATGGTATAATTAGTATACATTCGGAGTAAAATATGGCAAATGCATTTTTATCAGAGACAGATACTGCAGTAGGGGCATCAGCCGCTACCATATACACCTGTCCATCAAGCACAGAAACCACCATCATTGGGTTGAGTATTGCTAACATCGTGACAACTCAAATCACCGTAGACGTTAAGCTGAATGGCGCAGGACGTACTAGCGGTGCAGTTGACAATGTACACCTTGTAAAAGCAGCACCGATTCCAGTTGGTGGTTCTTTAGTTGTAGTTGGTGGAGACCAGAAGGTTGTTATGGAGCCGGGTGATACAATCACTGTGGAATCAGATACAGCATCGTCTGCAGACGTTGTTCTCAGCCATCTTGATATTACGTAAAGGATAAAGTATAATGCCTTATCTTGGCTTATCACCAGCAGTACAAACCACAGCAATGGCCTATCAGGACTTGACTGGTGGTACTGGCACGTCTTTTACTCTAGACTATCCCGTAGGTAATGCTGCGGAGATAGAAGTTTTTGTAAACAATGTCCGTCAGGAACCTACTGTTGCCTACACTGTAAGTGGCACTAGCTTGTCGATGACAGGCAGCATTGTTGCTACTGATGACTTCTATGTAAACTTTCAAGGTAAAGCCCTTGTGACATCAACCGGCGGCGGTGGTGGCGGTACGTTCAAAGGCGAGAACGGTGAGATTAACACAGGTGGTGGTGACATCTTCCGTGTGCATCAGCAACAGCTAGACACGAACACGACTATTGACGCAGACGAAAACGCATTGGCTGCTGGCCCACTAACAGTAGCGACAGGGGTAACGCTGACGGTAACAACCGGCGGTAACTTGGTGATAGCATGAGTGAATTACGCACAGACACAATCACTGCCAGCGATGGCACCAGTCCGGTTACGCTGACGAAGCAGAGTGCGGCGAAGGCTTGGGTTAACTTCAACACTACCCCTAGTACCCCTGCGATAGAAGGTAGTTTTAATGTTTCTTCTTTAACAGATGGCGGAACTGAAGTTGCATTTAATCTTACTTCTGCAATGACTGATGCTTTTTATGCCCCAACAGGTAGTGCTAGTGGTGCTACTATAACAAACCCTTCTAATAGAAACTTGGCGATGGGTTGTGTTTCAACAACTCAAGTTGATACTGAACAATACACTACAGCTAATGCACAGACTACAGGCTACAATCACGGTAGCGTTTCGGGAGACCTAGCATGAGTGAGATAAAAGTAAATACTCTCACCGGCAAGACAACCGCTGGTAACATCACAGTGACAAGTGAAGGCGGTGCGGTGACTATGCAGTTGCAACAGGGGCTGGCGAAGTCGTGGTGTAAGTGGAAAATGGTAGGCACACAGACTGTTAATGACAGTTTCGGAATTACTTCTATTCAAGACAATGGAACTGGAAGAACTGAGTTGTCTGCTACGAACTCTATGTCAACCGCAGACTATGTTATTGTGGGTATGAGTAGAGATGGTGGTGGATATAATGACAATGCCAATTGTGCAATGTCTGAAACTTCTACTCCTACTGCCAGTAACTTTGAAATATTCTGCACTCACGGCGCAGCACCTAATGATGCGTCAAGCGCATTTGTTGTGACACTTGGAGACCTCGCATAATGGCTGGAAAAATTATAGCAGACCAAATCGAACACAGCACCGCAGGTTCTCTGGATACGTCTTATGTGGTGAATGGTAGCGCAAAGGCGTGGGTTAATTTTAATGGCACTGGCACTGTAGCAATTCGAGAAAGTTTTTCAACTAGCAGTATTACGGATAACGGCACAGGTAATTACACGGTGAATTTTACAACTGCAATGTCAGATGCTGATTATTCTGTTGTTGCTACTGGTGACTTTACATTAGGAACCGATGGACTTCCTTTTTTAGCTGTTAATTCTGACGGAACAAGCGGGTCAAAAACAACCAGTAATTTTGGTGTTACTTCATTTGTTCCTTCTTTCAGTTTGTCAGATGTGCAAGGTATTTTTATTTCGGTATTCCGGTAGGAGAATTTTTTTATGACCCAGACACCACAGTTCAAAGGCACACACCTATTTGACCGCCTCTGCTGGGCAAAAGAAAACCTAGAGGGGGTGCAGTCAGACTATCGTGTAGTCTATGAAGACAGCGTTGATGATTGCGCTAAGATACTTGTGCCTGACCCAAATTGGCTGGCGTGTGCATTGCAGGGCGGCATCCTGCCACCTGTGTGGGTATATCACGAACTGGCAAAGGACGAGGCACAGCCTGACTTCAAGAAACACACTCGCGGCTATCTGTTGCATGAGACAGAACCAATGCCAGCAATGACAGAAGAAGAAGCTATCGAATACCTAATTATGAAAGATTGCCCACAGCATGTGTGGCGCAATTGGGATAACGGCAACAAACCTAAGATGGTTATCTGCCG